TAGAACACGATGACCACTTCAACCCAAGGAACCGTCGCATACGACGCCAGCGCCGCGCTGGTGCTGGTAGGCCAAGCGCAAAAGGCACTTACCAACGCCGAAGCGTATGTGATCGACAGCCCTGCCATGTACGAACTGGCAGCTTCTGATTTGCAGAGCGTGAAGACGCTGCGCAAACAGGTCGAGGAAAAGCGCACCGGCATCACGGGGCCGCTCAATCAGGCGCTGAAAGCCGTGAACGATCTGTTCCGGCCGGCTACTTCGTACCTGGACGACGCCGAGGGGAAGCTCAAAGGCGCCCTGCTCGCTTACGACCAGGAGCAAGCCCGCAAAGCTGCGGAGGAACGCCGCAAGGCGGAAGAAGCCGCACGCGCTGAACGCGAACGGATCGAGAACGAAGCGCGCGAGAAGCGGGAGCGCGCCGAGGCCGAGGCCGAACGGATCCGCCAGGAAGCCGCAGCCGCTGCCGCGTCCGGCGATGAATCGAAGGCCAACGAACTGACGATGCAGGCACAGCATACCGCTGCCGCCGGCGCCGCCGAGGCCGAACAGATCACCAGCACCGTGGATCTGATCACCGCTGCGCCGTTGCCGATTGCATCCGCTGCGCCCAAGGTCAAGGGCCTGTCCACGCGCGAGAACTGGAAGGCGCAGGTCACCGACAAGATGACCCTGCTGCGCCACATCGTCGAACACCCGGAGTTTGAAAACCTGGTCGACGTGAACCAGAGCGCGCTGAACCAGCTCGCCAAGGCGCAGAAGCAGGCAATGAAGCTGCCCGGCGTCGAGCCCTACAACGACGCAATCCTGTCGGCCCGCGCGGCGTAACCGTCCCCCGTTTGGTCGGTGCGTCCCGCCCGGCCCTTCTTATTCATCAGGAGAAAGCCATGCTCGAATTCGAATCGACCCTCGTGCGCGTCAAGCACATCAACAGCCGCATCGAGAAGCACGGCGACGACAAGGTACTGGGCGTAGATCTGCGCCTGGTGGTGCGTCTGTCGAACAACGAGCTGGCGCAGTTTTCCCCGACGCTCAAGTCGAGCTTCTACCACAAAGACGACTCCGTGCAGGGCGACGTGGTGACCGATGAGAACCACCTGCCGAACCTCAAGAACCCGCTGATCGGCCCCATCAAATGGGACGGCACCTGGGAGCACCAGCGCCTGGCCATCCATCACGGCACGCGCGCGCAGGACGACATCGTTCTCGGTGATGCGAAGGTCAGCAAGTTGGTGCTTGACCTGCAGGAAGGCGGCACGGTGTTCGTGACCTTCCGCGTGCAATGCCACCCGGACGAAAAGCAGGCGGCCAAGCTGCTGACGCTGCTCGACCAGGAAGTGCACATGACGCTGGCGGTGGACGAAGACGCTGAGATGCCTCTGGCGGCTTAACGATCAACGGGCGGCTGCGGCGGGACAGCGCCGAGTCCCAATAAACAGCGTGCGACGCCTCCTGGCACCGGGCAGTCGCAGCTGCCCACCCTTTCAGCAGTACCGCGTTCACCCAACCCATAGGACACAACATGCAAATCCAACTTCCCCCGCTCGCTGAAGGCGAAACCTATCTCTTCGGTCGCATCGACAAGAACGGCGACATCGAACACACCGTTGTCATCGCCGTGAACAACGAAGCGCTCACGCGCGACGAACAGCGCGAGTGGGCCAAGAGCGTCGGCGGCGTGCTGATGAACCGCGTCGAAGCGATCGAGATCTACAACGAGCATCGCGACCTCGTAGAGCCCCGCGCGTACTGGACCGATGAAGACGTCGAATGGGATTCCGCTTACGCCTGGTGCCAGTACTTCAGCTACGGCAACCAGGACGGCATCCTCAAGAGCGCCGCGCTGCGCGCGGTCGCTGTCCGCAGATTCAAAAATTGACCCCTTCACTCATTCACTGAGCTGAACAACACATCCGTCACTTCTCTGTAGGAGCGCAGCATGACCGCAGTCACCCTGGAAGACATCGAAGAAAAGCAAGCGCAGCTCGAAGCTGATCACGCGCGCATCGGCCAACTGATCAAGCAGTTCAAGGAACAGCCGCGTGCCACGGAGTACCGCGTCGATGCAGCGACGATCCCGCTGGCACCAGGCGAACGCTTGGCCGGCCCGATCTACGCCGAAGACGGCACGCTGGACTACTACCTGATCAAGCTGCCGGGCGATGGCGGCGATCTCAGCCATGCCGATGCCATCGCATATGCCTCCGGCCGTGGCGGCAAGGTGCCCAATCGTCGCGAGGGCCGGTTGCTGATGGCAAACCTGGGTGACGAGTTCGACAAGGTGGCCTATTGGCTGGAAGAGACCTACGAGCACAACTCCGCTTGCGCCTGGTGCCAGGGCTTCGACTACGGCACCCAGTACTACGGCCGCAAGAGCGCCGCGCTGCGCGCGGTCGCTGTCCGCAGATTCATTCCTTCCGTAATTTAATCATTTGACACGCCATGGCTCTGCACACTGAGCTCGACGTCTATAAGACCGGCTACGACCTGTTCGGCAAGGTGACAACGATCGTCGCGAACATGGAACGCACCTTCAAGCGCCTGATCGGCGAAGAGATCGTGCGCGAATCCTCCAAGTTGCTGATCTTGGTTTATCGCGCCAACGTCGCCGATGACAAGGTGCCGCACCTCGCCAATTTGGTCGAGCGGGTAAAGCTCGTCGAGCTGTTGATTCGTCTCGCGTTCGATTTGAAGAAGGTGTCACCCAAGCAGTACTGGGCGGTCATCCATCTAACGGCGAGCATCGGGAAGCAGGCCACGGCGTGGAAGAAGTACGCAGCATCCAAGCGCCCGCTTCATGGAGGTCAAGGCCACCATGACTGAGCGCCTCTTCAATCTGGTCGTGCCGCTGGCTCACAAGGCCACCGCCATGCGCACCACGGATACCTCCGGCTCCGGCTGGGATGCGTCCGGCGCAGTTTCCCGCCCGAGCAATCGGACTGGCGACGTAGATAGCACGATGGGTCCGCTTACGCCTGGTACCAGAACTTCAACAACGGCAACCAGAACAACAACCACAAGAGCGCCGCGCTGCGCGCGGTCGCTGTCCGCAGATTGGAACGAAACGGAAGGCTTCACGGGCGCCGAACTGGTCAAGGCATACCGCGACTGCCGGCGCACGAAACGCAACACCGCAAGCGCGCTCGCCTTCGAAGCCAACCTCGAGCGCAACCTCTTCAAGCTGCACAACGAACTGGCCGACGGCAGCTATGCCCCGGGCCCGTCGAAGTGCTTTGTCATCGATCGACCCAAGCACCGGGAAGTCTGGGCGGCCTCATTCCGAGACCGGATCGTGCACCACCTGCTGTACAACCGCATCGGCCCACGCTTCGAGAGGTCGTTCATCTCCGACTCGTGCGCCTGCATCAAGGGGCGCGGCACGCTCTACGCCGTAGAACGACTCGACGCGAAGGTCCGCTCGATCACGCAGAACTGGTCCCTTCCGGCGCACTACCTGAAGTGCGATCTGGCCAACTTCTTCGTCAGCATCGACAAGCGCGTCCTACTCGATCTGCTGCTCGCGAAGGTCTCCGAGCCCTTCTGGCGCGAGATGACCGAGCTCGTGCTGATGCACGATCCACGGGCCGACTTCGTCTACCTGGGCGATCCCAGGATGATGGACCGGGTGCCGCCGCACAAACGCCTGATGGAGCAGCCTACACACCGCGGGCTGCCGATCGGCAATCTGTCCTCGCAGTTCTTCGCCAACGTCTATCTCAACGAGATGGATCAGTTCGTGAAGCACGAGCTGCGCTGTCGTCATTACATCCGCTACGTAGACGACTTCGTGTTGTTGCATGAGTCACCACAGTGGCTCAACGAGGCACTCGCCGCTATCGCCGAATTCTTGCCGGCGCGGCTTGGCGCACGCCTCAATCCCAAGAAGACCATCCTGCAGCCCGTCTCTCGTGGCATCGACTTTGTCGGCCAGGTGATTCGCCCGTGGGTGCGGCACACCCGCAAGCGGACATTCAACGTCGGCATTGCGAGGCTCCAAGAGATGCCGGCCGATGAGGTCTACCAAGCCGCCAACAGCTACTTCGGTCTGCTGCGACAGGCCACCGGCAGCCATCACGAACGTGCCCAGCTCGCCAATATCGCGCGCAAGCGCGGCCATGCCGTCAATCGGCAAATGACTAAGGCGTTTCGCAAAACCAGTCAACGAGGAGATCAACAATGATGAGACGGCTTCTGCTCGCCTACAGCAACACACGCCCGGTGAAGGTCATCAGCGACAACGGCCGCCGATACCTGGAGCGGTATTTCGTCTGCAGCGCCTTCGGCATGCGCGTTTATCTGCACCGCTTCGTCGCCTCCGATCCTGATCGCGGCCTTCACGATCATCCGTGGCGCTGGGCAGCCTCAATCATCCTCGCCGGATCGTACTGGGAGCAGACGCGCGCGCACGACCCCGTTCGGTGCGTGAGATGGCTCAACTTCCTGACCGGCAACACCTTCCATCGCGTGCTGATACCCCCTGGCATGGATGTATGGACCCTCTTCATCGTGCCGGCTCGCGACGTGAAGGAATGGGGATTTCTTCGTGACAAGGGCCAGATGGGCCAGATCTTCACACCATACAACTACGGCGCAGCCGGCAAGCCCGCTCGGTGGTGGGAACACGCACCCAAAGGAAAGGAGATTCGCTGATGATCCGCCGTGAATACAACAGCTTCGGCTTCTGCAGCGGCCTCGGCGGTGGTGCCAAGGGCTTCAAGAAGGCGATGTCGCAGGTTGGCGCAATGACTGCCACATGGAAATGCATTGGCGGCATCGACAACGATAAGGCTGCCGCGCGCGATTTCAAAAAGCTCGTCGGGGTGGATTGCGCTGTCCTGGACCTTTTCACGCGCCAGCAATACGTCGCGTTCCATGGTGCAGAGCCGCCGTCGGATTGGCGCGAAGCAACAGCGGAAGACATCCGCCGGGCCGCTGGCTATCAGCACCCGCACTGTGTGTTTATCTCGTCGCCGTGCAAAGGTGCTTCGGGCCTGCTGGCCGAAAGCCTGAGCCGTACGCCGAAGTATCAGGCGCTCAACGAGCTGACGCTGCGCTGTGTGTGGCTGATGTGCGAGGCCTGGAAGGATGATCCCGTCGAGCTGATCGTGTTCGAGAACGTGCCTCGCCTGGCCACGCGCGGCCGGCACCTGCTCGATCAGATCAAGAAGCTGCTCGCCTACTACGGCTATGCCGTCAATGAGACGTCGCACGACTGCGGCCTGATCGGTGGACTGGCTCAGAGCCGCAAGCGCTTCCTGATGGTCGCGCGCCACACCGCCAAGGTGCCGGCGTTCCTGTACGAGCCGCCGATGAAGCGCCTGCAGGGCGTAGGTACCGTGCTCGGTCGCATGCCCCTGCCGGGAGATCTCGCCGGCGGCCCAATGCACCGGGTGCCGTCCCTGCAATGGAAGACGTGGGTTCGTCTCGCATTCGTGGAAGCAGGCAGCGACTGGCGCAGCTTGAACAAGTTGGCGATCGAGAATGGCAGCCTGCGCGACTACTTGATCGTGCCAGAACGTCGAAACGGACACCTTGGCGTGCACGGCTGGGACGATTCGATGGGAGCCATCGCGGGGGAATCTCTGCCAACAAATGGCGCGTTCTCCATCGCCGATCCGCGTGGCCCCGCAAATGCTGCCCAATACCAACAATACGGCGTCCTCAACTGGCAAGAGCCGTCGGGGGCAATCATCGGCGTCAAGTCGCCTGGCCAAGGCACGTTCAGCGTGGCTGACCCTCGGCACCTGGGCACACCGAAGCACAACAACGAATTCCGCATCGTCCCGTGGAACGACGCCGCCCGCGCGGTCACCGGTGCGCACGGTACCGGCCAGTGCGTAGCAGATCCGCGCCGCGACGGTCCGACGTTCGGCAAGTACTCTGTGACGCCGTGGGATGACGCCACCGGCACGATCATCGCCGGTAGCACCACCGGGCAAGGCGCATTCGCTGTCGCTGATCCTCGCACCGGCTGGCCAGAATCAGCTCACGCCAGCAAGTTGAAGGTCACGCCGTTCGATGAGCCAGCTGCGACCGTGACTGGGGCGAGGTTCGGCAGCGGCGCGCTGGCAGTTGCTGATCCGCGCCCTGGCATGCGGCGCGAGCGTGGCGACAATTACCTGACCGGCGGTCACTATGGCGTTGTCGGATGGGATCAGCCGAGCGGGGCCGTGTCCGCAGCTGCGGGACACGACAACGGCCGTTGGTCTGTCGCTGATCCGCGCATGCCGGCGGCCAACGACAAGCTGGTGGCGATCATCCGCGCCCTTGATGGTACGTGGCACCGTCCTTTCACGACGCTGGAGCTGGCAGCCCTGCAGTCGCTGATCGAACCCGAGGAATACCTGGAGCTGGACGGGCTGAGCGATCAGGCCTGGCGCGAGCGCATCGGGAACGCGGTGCCGCCCGATGCCGCACAAGCCATTGCCGAAGTGATGGGCACCACCCTCCTCCTCGCCGAATCCGGCGAGACATTCCAGCTCTCGGCAACTCCGGTCTGGGTGCGCCCCGTGGCCGTGGCCTTGTCCGTCGAACAGATCCTGGAGGCCGCATGACAGCCGCGCAATACGAAGACTTCCTGCGCGCCAAGATCAAGATGGCTCGCTTCGATGGCTTTGACGTCGATCCGGCCGAGATCAATCCCGCGCTGAAACCGCATACGCGGGACATCGCACGCTGGTGCCTGAAAGGCGGCAACCGCGCAATCTTCGCCAGCTTCGGCCTGCACAAGACGGCGACGCAGTTGGAGATCCATCGCCTCATGGGCGTGCACCGGCCAGGCCTGCGCCTGCAAGTACTCCCGCTGGGCGTGCGCCAAGAGTTCTTTGACGAGGTGGCTGAGCGATTCACTGGCGAGCACTCGCTGGACCTGCGCTTCATCCGCTCCGACAGCGAAATCGGCGACGAACGTACGGTCTACCTGACCAATTACGAGAGCGTGCGCGAGGGCAAGATTACGCCCGGCCTGTTCCGCTGCGCCAGCCTGGACGAAGCGGCCATTCTGCGCAGCTTCGGCAGCAAGACGTATCAGGAGTTCTTGCCGGCTTTCGAATCTGTCGAGTTCAAGTTCGTCGCCACGGCCACGCCGGATCCTAACAGGTACAAGGAGCTGATCCACTACGCAGGCTACTTGGGCGTCATGGACACCGGCCAGGCGCTTACCCGCTTCTTCCAGCGAGACAGCGAGAAGGCCGGCAACCTGACGCTGTACCCGCACAAGGAACAGGAGTTCTGGCTGTGGGTAGCCAGCTGGGCGGTGTTCATCACGAAGCCAAGTGACCTCGGGCACAGCGACGACGGCTATGTCATGCCGCCGCTTGACGTGCGCTGGCATGAAATCCCCAGCGACTACGCCACCGCCGGCTCCGAGAAGAGTGGCCAGGGGCTACTCCTTCCCGATCTGGCCATGGGCCTCTCGGCCGCCGCGCGCGAGAAGCGCGACAGCCTGCCCGCGCGCGTGGAGAAGGTGCGCACGTTGGTGGAGGCCGATCCGCAAGACCACTTCGTCATCTGGCACGACCTGGAAGACGAGCGACATGCGATCCAGACGGTTGTGCCGGAGGCGGTAAGCGTCTGGGGCTCCCAGGAACTCGAGGAGCGCGAGCGCCGTATGAGCGACTTCAAATACGGACGGTGCCGCATCATCAGCACGAAGCCTGTGCTCGCCGGCAGCGGTACGAACTGGCAGCGGCATTGCCACCGCGAGATCTTCTCGGGCGTGGGCTACAAGTTCAACGACTTCATCCAGGCCGTGCACCGCACGCTGCGCTTCGGTCAGCAGCACCAAGTGCGCATCGACATCATCCACACCGAGGCCGAGCGCGAGATCAAGGCCGAACTGTTGGCGAAGTGGAAGCGCCACGACGAACAGCAACAGCGCATGGCGGCATTGGTGCGCCAGTACGGTCTTGACCAGCTCGCCATGCAGGAGACGCTGGCCAGGTCGATCGGTGTCGAGCGCCGACTCGCCAAGGGCGAGCACTACGAGG